GGCGCAATTTTGCCGCGCCTGGTATTGCTCATATCTTCAAGCAGCTTATCAACATAGCTCTCTCCGCCGTTAATAGTGCGCGAAGAAAATGAATTCAGGAAATCGAATCCGCCATCAAGGCACTCAATGTCAGTGATTATTTCGGGCAGCTCTGCCAAGTTTTTTGCTACATGAACCGAACCCCTAAATATCTGCTCAAGCTTTCCCTTATACCCAACCTTTAATTGGATTGGCAGGTATTTAACTTGCTCGGCATCTTTGACTATTTTTAGTCGGCGATCTTCGCGTAGGTTAAAAACCTGCAGGCGCATTTTATTGATAGTACCGGCGATGGATTTGTCGGCACTGAAAACAATACGCATGGGAGGGCGGACAATAAGGGCTTTATCATCAAAGCCTATAACAAGCTCATAGTCCCGATCAAAGCGAGGCGTAGTCATAACGGTACCGGCTGTCCGCGAAAAGCTTCCATATCGGTAGCCTCCAGCATGTAAAGGCTGCAGCGACCATTTTCAAAATCATCAATGGTAAGAGGATCGAGGCCTATATTTTGGTTGTCGGTAACGCGAAAATCCAGCGGCATGTTTGATGATTGAATGTGCGAAACGCCAACGGATATGCGAACCCCATTGGCTCTAATATCACCGTATTCCACATCGATAAACCATGATTGAACAGTAGCAATAAAATACAGTCGCAGAATTACATCGCGCGCCTCTGTGGCGATTGTGTGGCGCTGGATTGGTTCGTTTGTGATATTCAATACTTTTATCATTATTCCCCCAGCAAAAACGACAATAGCGATTCTTCCTGCTTTTCACCGGTTTGGGTGCCCTTATCTTTTTCGCCCTGCTCTTGCCCGCCAATTCCGATGGATGCGGCAGGGAAAAAATCGGTCAGCTCTGCCAGCTCGGTTTGGGCAAACCTAAGCTTTTGGGCGGTAATCACGAATGACAAAGGCTCGTTAATATTGTCGTAATCGATAGTGCATGAAATGCTCATATTTTCATGTGTGCGAAATGGCATATCGATATTAATAAGCTGCTTTCCATAATGTATGGATTCAATAAAATCGACAAATTGCTCGCGCAGGCCTTTTGCCTGAGAATCTTTATTGCCGAAAAACTCCCACGCATTACGTCCATCGTCAATGGCGGCGTTAATTTTTCTGGCTGCATCCGAAGCGTCATTGATCAGCGCATTAACACGGCTGATTTGAGACTGTGTGCGCAATGGAAGATACTTTGTAATCGCCCCAATCTGCGCAGTTACGCGACGCTGCAGCTCAAGCGCTGGATTGCGGCGAATATGAATATCCGAAACCTCGCCCTCAATAGTCAAAACCATGGGGTCATTGATTATCTGATCGTGCGCGTAAGTGCCATCCTCCAAAAACGTGGTAGGCGCTCGCGATGTTAGCGAAAAGGATTCGCGCACCCTGGCCAATAGCGTAAAGCCGCCGATGCCAACTTCCTCAAGCTTGGGTTCGCGTGCGCGCGCAGATTCTACTAACTGCCCAATGTTAGCCATTACTTGCCCCCACGATTAAGAAGGCTGTCAGCGGTGCTCAATTGGTTTTGCAGGCGGTCGGAAGTTATCTGCCCAGCCCTTAGCGGATCATTGCTGTAAACGTTTATGTTGTTGCTCTGGTTTATGCTGCCGGTACCGGCGCCAGCGTAAGGACTCGACGGGAAAGGCATTTGCATATCAAACGGATTGCTGGGCAAGCTCATAGCCATTGTGTCAGTACTGCCGGAAGTTAGACCGCCAAATATTTGACGTGCACCACCAACCATATCGCCCGACATAAAGCGAATCATGCCGCCGATTATCGATTTATTGGCTGTGAACATTTGCGATATTTGGCTCATGGCCCAGCGAACACTGGCGACCATTTTTTGCATTACTGGCGTGATATCAATTCCCAGCCACTCCTGAAAGAAGTCTCTAATTACAGACTTTCCGCCATTAAATGCCACAATTAAATCATCCAGGATAAGCAATGCCGCAACGATTGCAGCGGTAATTAATACCACTGGCGAGAATAGAGTGCCCATTACCAAAGCGAACCCAAGAGCGCCCACGCGCGCAGCGACAAAGGCGGCACCAATAGCCAACACAAAAGGCGCAACCCTAATCAATGCATCGGTAAGGCGGTCAAGGAAATCAACAGTTTTAATTATTCCGTTAATTATCCAGTCTCGGTTGCGGTCAATAAGATCGATAAATCTATTTGCCAGCTCTGTAAGTTGAGGGGCTACCGCTACAGCAATCTGGTTGCGAATACTATTTAGATTTAACCCCAGAAGATCGAGGGATCGATTGTATTTATCTGCAGCATCAAGCTGCTTGTCAGTGAGATAAAGCGCGCGCGCCGATTGCTCATTATATTTTTTATATTCTGCAGTGGACATATTCAAGAATTTAATCAATGAAGGATCAATGCCAAGCTGCCCGGCAAAAAACTGGCGCTGCTGGCGACTAAGACCCATTTGATTAAATCGATTCATAATCTCAAATAAAACCTGGTCGGCTTTTTTCAGCTCGCCAGAAACGCCGCGCACATTAATCCCGAGGCGGGCGAATGTTTCGCTACCATTGTATGAAGCATCTACAATTTTTTGATTTAACCCTGTTAGCGTTGAGGCCATTTCTTCGAAGCTGGAGCCAGTAGCTACAGCCATGCGCTCAAGTTGTTGGAGCCTCTGAGTTGATATACCGGTTTCATTGCGAAGCTTTATAAGTGGCTCAAGTGATTTTGACTGCATTGTTACAAGACCGGCAATCGCAATAGTAGCGCCCTTTACAGCAAGGGCCATTCCGCCAAGGAATTTAATAGATGAGCGCAGGTTAGCATTAAAGTTTTCCTGCGGCCTCAGGTTGCCTATAAAGCTGAATCTAGTAACCAATTCATTAACTACGGCCAAGGCGACACCTATTGGTTTTGGGATTGATGATGCTGTACATCAGCAACTATGTTTTCGTATTCAACCAAGTCAAGTATTTCAGTGGCGCTTAGCTTATTTAGCTCTGAAAGCGAGCCGTAACCCGCTTTGCTGAGCGCCATAATTGTCATGTCATCGGTTGAGACATTGGTTTTTTTAATGTGGTCGGCGCTGGCTGGTCTTCCTGGGATTGCGAGCTGGTATCGATTGCGGGCAAAAAAGGGTAACTGATAACCCCCAGTGCGGTTGTGATGAAAATCACATAATCCTCCGGGTATTTATCCCAGTGGCCGCCGATTTTATTCAGCGATGAACCGCTGTAAAGAATACGGCTTTCGATGATTTTCTCTACCGCCTCAAATTCCTGGGACTCAAGAAACCATAAATTGCTGTTTCCAAGCTGATCCTGAACGCTTGAATAAAAAGCAAATACCTTGCGAGCCTCTTTAAATGGAACCTTGCTAAACTCATAGGTGCGGCCATTAATCTCTGCGCTGCCATCGTCAACGACAGCCTTGAGCATTTCCATAGCTTTAGCTTGATCATTACTCATAGTGCGCGCACCGCAGAACGGAAGCGAATAACGTATTCGAGCATAGCGTTACCGTCCTGATTGTTTTTGGTATTGGTTGGCTTGGTCGTGACAGAGCCGCCTTCCAGTGTGTATGTTTCCACCGCATCAGTGCCATCACGATTGTAATTGGTCTTTGATGAACCGTTTAAAATCGTGGGGCTCTGCGCATTAATCCATGAATTCATTTGCACATCATCAGCACTGAATTTCTGCACGCGCACAGTTAAGTCATGCACATCAGCATCAACCCGGCCATTGATATTAACGCCGCCATTGCTTGAATTGGTCTGGCTGGTATGCGGATTTACGGGGGCCAACACAAGAAAGTCGCCCTCGCTAAATGAAGTGAAGGCATACCCATTGATAACCAATGTGGTATTTTCAGCCGCTAAAATAATCTGACTCATGGCAACCCCTTAGGCGTTGAAGTTAATAATTACATCGACTGAATGAATTGCGCCAGCGTTTTTAACTGCAATTTGCAGCACCGGAGACTTGCGCGCCTGGCGGTCTGGCTGCGGCTGATCGCGGAGCAATCCAGCAAGAACATAGAAACCAAACTGCTCAATGCTTCGATTGAATGTATCGAAGTCGCCGAAGGTATCAGGATTGGACCATACGCCAGGAGCGAAAACACCGGCACGCACAAAGCGGCGAGCGTCTTTTTCGGCCTGATCGACAAGCTTATTAACGCCGGGTGTAGTTTGCGGGATTTTAGTTGGCGTCAGTTTCAATACGTTGAACTGGCCAACTTGCACCGCATCAATGAAGGCAATCAGATTGTATTGATTGTCCATGAAATCATTAGCGCCGGAAGCAAAAATATTTGGAGTATTTTTAACGTTGGTGTAAATATCCAATCCAACAGCTTTGGCTTTGGTGATTTCGGTTTGACTGTAATCCTCGGCCGGAACTGCCAGCTCTTTCAGGTGCATGGTTAATGCGCTGTTTTCAGCGTTGAAGTTAACAACGTGAGCGCGCGCCATGTAAGAAGCTGCAAAGCGGCGATTGCCAGATTTGCTATAAAGCATGCGGTAGTTTTTATGCCCGGCAAGCTTGATCTGCCAAACAATATTGCTGGTTGCAATTTCGAGGTTCGCCGCATTACTGAAAACGTCATAAATCAAAACGCTGTTAGCGCTTGACCACTCTGCCAAATCCTCGCGCACTTCATCGGTGGCACCATTAATGAAAACAGCACCTTTGATATTTACGGCAGCCTTGATTGCAGTAATTGCGGCAAGCTGGGTTTCAGCGGTTAAAACAACCTGCGCGGCACCTGCAGTGATACCGGCACCAGTACCAGAGGCAATATTTAAAAGCTCGCCGATAAAGGTAGTTGAGCCGCCTGGGTCAGTTGCGAAGGTATCAATAACCGAAGTTGCGCCAGTCGTATCGCTGGTGATGATTACGCGCATATCATCATAGGTGGCGGTTGCTTGGGTTAGCTCTGCATTAATCAGCGCTACAGCTTCCGCCATCGTGGTGGCAGTGCGGAAATCCAAGCCGTTAATTACTTCGGCGTCACCATCAACGGTGATATTAAATGCACCATTCTCAATCTGCTGCAAAATTGCCAGCACATTAACTTCATCAATCTGAGCGCCGCGCAAAACACCGCTTGATGCCGGAACAGTCTCGGAAGCTCCGCGCCAGTAACCAACAACCAAGACACCGCCTGCATTAACAGGGTTTGGCTTGGTGCCGAAAAAGGTATTTGCGAAAGCCGAAATATCCGAGGCGCTGCCAAAGTCATTCGCCACGCTTGCCGAGTCGGTATAAAGCTCATAGCGTTTTGCGGAATTAATTGGGCCATCTTGATTTGATGTGATAATTGCGACAACGTTCATATTGTCGGTAGCAGCAGCACTCCCCTCTGGCAAGAGCGCTACGTTTACGATATTGCTAATATTTGCCATTGGTTAAGCCTCTAGCCTTGATGGAATTCTAGCTGCGTCTCATCGATTCGCAGGGTTGATATAGCGGTGCTGATATTGTACTGCATATTTAACGATAGCTGTAGGCGCTCGCCATATTGCTGGCCTGTCAATGCCTTTACGTCCGTGATATTGCTAACACTTCCAACGGTTACGCCGATAGTTTCTTGCAGGTCGCGCGCTAACTCACTGCCCATCATAGCGACAAACTTGTCCGAATTGGTGAAAGCTGCGGCACCATAGAAATCGATTGTACACGGCTTTGACATCCGGCGGGATAGCGTCATAATTTCTTCCACTGGATCAAACTTTTCTGATCTTGATAAGGTAACGGCTTGGCCTATTCCATCCACAACTATGTAATCAGTCTCGAAATCAGCCTGCACAAAGTTGACGCGCCCGCGCTTGATCTTTGATTCTGGATGAGAAATAAGATCACGAATAAATAGCTGCAGCTTAATAAGCGGATTCATGTTGGCACCTTGAGCGGAAGCTTGGTCTGCTCCGCGACTACTTCATGGTAACCATAATCAGCCCAGTTACCGCCACCAGATACAAGCTTGAAATCTTCCCCGCGATATTCAATATATGTGCCAAGTGGCAAAGGTGAAAGGCTGTGCACAAGAATGTAATCGCGCGACCAATCAATCGATGCAGGATTTAGCTTTGTTTTATCGGCCACCTGAATCATTGCGGAAACGCCAGGTATGACGGTTACAGTTTTTGTCTCAACAAAATCAACGGTAGTGATAACTTCGGATTTTAAAACCCTGGGCGAAGACCATCGGGCAACAGGACCAGATAAATTTGGCAGACTCATTCTTTGATTACCGCCCAAGTAAGTGAATTTCTTAAAACGCTGGTATCAATAAGCGGCATTGAGCTGCCTTTTTTGGCAATGGTGTAGGCTGTATTTGCCGGCCATGCTCCGCCTGCCGACGTGGTAAACGCCTCCTTGCTGATGTTGGTTGCGAATATACCGACAAAGTTCAAGGCTGTTTCCGCATCCTTTCTGCCATCTAAAACAAGCTGAAATTGCTTATTAATGTAGGCGAATAATTCATTTTGCTTTTGTGCGAACGGTACCCGAAGGAATGAGCGAACCGGGTTATTTCCAAATCCATACTCATGCCATGCGGCGACAGTTATTACACTGATTCCATCGCCGTAAATCTTGCTACCAACTTTTTCAGCGGGCAACCCCACCTTTACTATTTTGTCCTTCGCATCCTCAAGCGCCGCCAAATATGCCTCAGTTCTTTGAAGAAATTGTTCTGGCGTCATACAAATCTAGGACCATAAGATCGTCGAATTAAAAACAAAAATCTCTGCCCGTACTTTGAGAAACCGAACAGGTCATAGTTTGCGCCCGTTGAGCTGGCGGCCTCAAAGCTTTCAGAGACGCTACCTACCGACTGGCTGGTGACATTCCTCACGTGTCCACTGCCTGGCGTTGTCTCCATTACCAACAGGTGTGCAATGAGATTAAGGATAGCCTCCTTATAGCAACCCTCATAAGGGTATCCGTAATAGCACTGCCAATAGGTTTCAATTATTGGAAGGTACTGATCGACGATTTCCTGCGAGAACTCAGGAAAACGCGCAATAAAATCGTCGGTCAGTGACATATTAACCCCGAGCCAAATTGCCAATGGCAATGCCGTGCTTAATGCGCTTGATAAGCTTTTCGTCGCCAATCTTATCCTCACCAATAACAACCGATCCGCCACCAGCCAAGCCAAGCGATTTAACACTGTTTTGTGTCAAGTTTTTAATCACGAAAGGCTTGGTGTAGTCGCCCGGTTCGGTATTGGTCGCGCGCGAAACCAAAGTTTTAGTTTCTTGCACGTTTTTTTCCAAACCGGCAATAATTTCATCTTGGCCTTTTACCAATTCCCGTAAGTCAGCAATGGTCTTATTCAGGCTTTCAATGGTTTCCTCATGCTCAAGAATTTTCAATTCAAGGTCCGAATTGTCAATCTGATGTTTATTTTTGACTGATTCATCTTTTGAATCATCTTTGCCGCCAGCCTCTACGGTTTCAATCTCTGCCTGAATGCGAGCCTCTGACCAACGGCCATCAACATCAATGCCGAGGGCTTTTGCTTTTTCGCGTAACTGTTCAATGTTGCTCATAACTTTATTCCCGATTGGTTGCGCGTCCGTGCGCGTAATAATTAAAGGCCGCGCAATACTGCTGCCGCACCGTCCTCGATTACATCAAGACCGGCGATACCGAAATAAGACTCAACGTAGTATTTCGAGCCGCGCTGATGAATATCAGAAATATTCAACGGCACCGGTAAGCGCAACTGCATGCCTTGGCGATTAGTGCTGAAAGCAATAGTGACAGAGTTAGCACCAACAACACGCGCCTTAGTGGTAAGACCAAAGGTAACGGTTGGGAAGTTTGCGCGCAACGCTGCCAGAACCGACATTTCAGAACCGGCACTATTGAGGATTTTGGTTGATGCAATATTATAAACAGTATCAGGCATCAACACGCGATCCGCCATAAATGCAGTGGTATTGTAAACGTTAGCCCATTGACGGGTGATAAGGTCGGCGATTTCTTGGTACAGCTCTGGACCAGTAAGGGCGCTAGCAGCCGCTGCAGCGTTATCAGAATCCCAACCAGTATAATTAAGCATGCCGGTAGTTTTCTGAGTGCCGTTAGTGCGCACTTGTCCAGTAAAACCGATTTCGTCGATCTTCTCGTTATAGCGCTGATTGTGAGCTGCGATAAGGCGCGCGGGCAAACTGATATTTGCAAGCTCTGCCTGGCGCAATTCAATTTCAGACCATTCTGAGTGAGCATCAAGGAAGAAAGTCGGGATTGTGTCATCCTCACCAATCAGCGTAATTTTGCCGTTGGTGTCGGTGTTGGTGCCCGCCTCGCGGAAGTCACCGGAAATGCCCAACTTCAATTTTTGGATTGAAGTCGCATAGCCACCCTCGTTATTGACAGTGATACCTTGATTCAGCAAAACCAAATCAGGATATTCCTGGGTAAAAATCTCAGCACTTAAATGCTGAAGGTTGCGAGCAAGAACAATACCGCCCGCATCCTTAAAGTTTTGTTGAGCATATACAGCCGCCTTCTCGAAAGATTGCAAGTTGTAAATTGCTGTAGCAATAGGTGTCTTTTTCATGGCTGATTACACTCCAGTCAAGTATTTAGGGATTACAACCAGCCAAACGTCTGGCGCCTTCTGCTCCCAAAATACACAGCCAGGAACAGCGACATTGTTAGTTGATACGGTGGTGGCCTTGCCGAAGTTTGCGCCCGATGCAGCAGCGTTAACTGCGTACACTTGGCCATACTTGGCGGGGGTTTGACCGGTAACAACTTCAACGGTTACATAACCAAAGTTGTGCACTTCGGCAATTTGATCAGGAGCCAAGCCAAGTTTGGTATACAAGCCGTTGTTCTCAATTGCACCAGTGAGCTTGCGGCGTGCTACACCGGCAATAACGGGAGTGGCCGAGTTATCCAGCATATCAATGCTGCCAGTGTCGTGCTTGACGAAACGACCCGCAACCAAACCCTCCTCGAAAAGCTCGAAAGCTTCGGTGTTGTGCGGCTTTGATTTGAGAATCTCACCGGCAACAAGGTCAATCGGTTTTACTAAAATAGTATCTGCAAAAGCCATGGTTATTCCCCTTGCTCGGCTGCTTTAACGCGCTCGGTCAAGCTGCCTTTGGCTGCAGCGTCACCAAACTGTTGGTATTGTGAAGAGGTTTTGCGGAGCATCTTGAATGCCAAATCCAGCTCGCTATCCTCAAATTTTTGTGCGCCGTGCTCGGTCGCCAATGCATCACGAATGATTGCAGTGGTGGACTTTCCTGCATAGCTGTAGGTTTCGTCCAAGAACTTGCGCGACTTCTCAATCACTTCCGAGTGGCGAGCGACAGCCTTATCGGTTGCCTTTTGCACGGCATCCTTGAAGGCTTTGGAGTCGGTAACTTTTACCTTGTCCTTATCTTCATCGTCCGGCTTATCGCCATCGGCAGCAGGGGTTTTTTCGGCTTCGCCTTCGGGCTTTTCGCCCTCTGCAACTGCCGCTAGTTCGGGCATTTCTACCCCGGCCGCTTTGCTGAGTTCGATGAGCTCCATAAGTGCGGGCCACATTTCCTGTAATTTATCTACAGGGGCATTTTTAAGGGCTTCCGGCAGTGATTTAGCCAGCTCCGCGATTTGATCGACCGTAATACCGGCCTCCTCATCGCGGAAGGCTTTCAATGCAGCGGTAAGCTTATTAGGCTTAAACTTCATCTTTGTTTCCTCGGGTGGTTTACGGTCAATAAATCGGCAAGCAGGGCCGCAGCGGCCCGACTCAACAATTGCTAAATGCTTCGGAACAATTCCGCGCTGCTCAAAATCGTATTTGTGGTGGGGCACCAAGTCTGCAAGGTAACCCAATGACAGCTCGTATTTGTTTTGCGGAGCGGAATCTGTAAAGTTAATTTTGTTGCGTATGGCAAGCGTTGACTCTTGCGCGGGGTTGATCATATCAACAAGGTCGGATGATTCGATAGTACCAACCGGTGATTCAACAGGTAGGTCAACGTCGATATGCTCGTCGCACAAAAGTAGGCCATTCATTGAGGCGGCCACGTTGGCAATAGTTGCCGGACTCCGGTAAACCGTGAAAATCTTATCAGCCGGAAGCTCGCCAATCTCTACGCCAAGATACTCAATGACACCATCGCGCACGCTGATAGCGGTTTTAGTAGAGGCGTCATACTCCCCCATAATTTTAGAATCTAAAAACGCCTGCGGCATAGTGCGGCCTCTTAATTTTTTTCAGTATATCATAAATGGGCGAAAGTCAAACTTTTGACTTTTTCCAGCAAAACCCAAATACACCGCAAACATCACCTACCCTTTCATAGACATGGATACCAAGAATAGTAAGCAGTTCAATTTCACCAACCCGCGTAAATGTAGCAAAAGGAATAAACAATATTTTGTATTTAACCTCAAGCACAACTTCAATATTCGGTACGCTTGCCATATCTATTCCTCTGGTAAAATTAAAGTCATGGTGCACCGGCACTGATAGTCGGTGCCAGGAAGTAAGGTTTTGCCATCGACCGAACTATAAAGACCCTCATCAAGATTAAAGGTTTTCCCCTCTCTCGCCTCATGGCTTGGGCGCACGCGCTCATCATGGGCGGTAACCCAAACCGCCTGAGTGATCCCCAAATTCTGTGCGCGTATCTTGGTGCTAATGGAATTGTAGTTGTTAACCTGGTTGCGAGCTGTAAACTTGGCGTGATTCTTGCGCTTTTCTTTTAGCTGGTCAAATTCATCGGTAATGCCTTCAAGGCCGTTACCCAGCGCCATCGCGCGCAAGGTATTTGATGTGTACAGCTCAAGGGTTTCATCGCGCAGCTTCTTGACCCATTGCGAGGTTTCCAGCATTAGGGCGTTGGTAGTTTCTTTCATCGCCTCGGTGGCGGCAAGCTCTTTGCTGCTGATCCCGATAGTTTTCTCAATGCGCGAGTAGAATTCATCGCGGGATTTACTATCAACCTTTTTCAGTATCTTGTTGACCATTTCCTCGATTCGGTCATCGCTGAACTGGTCGAGCATCTTGTTAGTTACCTTGCCAGCCAAGCCAAGGAATATTTTGGCGTAGTTGCCGGATTGGGCATCAGTGAATTGGCGGGTATCAACATTAGTCAATTTTATGTCATATAGGTTAACCGATTCTTTTTTGGTTACGGTTACGCGCTCGCAATCATCCGGGGCGCTTTCGTCATAGCAATCATATTCATTGCCTGATTTATCGACCAAATGCGAATAATCCCTATCAACAAATTCAGTTCTCCAATGCTTGCGCATAACCATTGCGGAGTCAGCGAACTTTTCTACCGTGCCAACTTGCAACGCATTGATGGCCCCACTCAAAAAGCGCTTGCTGATCTGATCAACCATAAACACGGTAACAGCCTCAAGCTCGCGCTCTTGCGTCTTGGGGGCCGCGCTGGTGCGTATAGGCGTTGGGTTACTGGCTGTCAGTTGGCGCTTCATTCGCTGCCTCTAAATTTTCCGCCGCTTCAAGCTCAAGCCGTGCCTCTTCGTCTTTTTCGGATTGAGGTTTGAAGAAATCGGATAAGTCCTCCTTCTCGACAACGTCATTATCAACCAAGTATTTATTTGAATCCTCGCCAAGGCCGCTAAGCTTGACCGCGTTATCGATAGCTTTGGACTCAAAGTCCATTCTGTCGTTTGGCGTGGCGCCTTGGTTCTCACGGAAGCATACATCTTTCATGCCAAAAATTTCACAGAACCGAGATATTGGCTCAATGAGGAAATCGGATTGCAGATTTTCGATTGTATCCTGGGTTACCGCGCGCGCGGCGGCACCGTTACCGCCAAGACCTGCGGGCTGCTCGCCGATCAATACTGACTTATCAATACCGGTAACCATCGATAACCGGCGAATAGTCATCAGGTCGATGTCGGCAAGATTGCTTAGTGACTGGATGGCGACAACAACATCGTCCTCATTATCAATAATCCCATCGCCCCATATGCCGCGTATATCGGCAAGCGCTTGGACGTAAGAAACAACTTCGCTATCCTTGCCCATTGCAACTGAATCCCTAAAGCCTTTGACCTTATGGAATAGCGTAGAGCTAACATCCACAATTCGCGGCGCGGCGCGGGCAACAATACCGTCATTGATTAGCTGCTCACGTATAAGCTCTGACTCGCTTATGCCGCCGTATTGGTACTGAGGTAGGTCAAGCTCTGCGGGCTTCACATAGGTGAAATCGATAACACGGGTCCAGTGGAATTGATGGCCGCGAATCATGTACATTTTTGGCTTCATGTAGCGCAGGTCGCGCAGGTCAAGGCTTGGCGCCTCAACGTAAACCATATCGCCCGAGAATACATCCAGCTTTACCCTGCTGAAATCTGGCTTTGCCGACAGGGGCTTGGATAGGTCATTGCCTATTTCGTTGATGACGATAACGCCGCGCCCGAAGCCCAGCATAAACTTGGTTGCCTGCTTGACCGATGGCAGAAGCGCCTTGTTAAAGTATTTCTTCTCCTTTTCGCTGGGAAACTGCAGGGTGTCATTGAGTGCGGCGCCAGACTTGATGTTAAAAATCTTCTGACCAATGCCGGTGCGGTAGATTGCCCGCATTTCTGATTCGTGCATGCGGCAAACCGTGAAGGTATTTTGACTGTGCGGGTTTCGGCGATTTGTCAATTTATTGACAATATTGGTTAGCCCGTCGGCCAGTGCGCGCTTCATACTCATAGCAGTTTTCCGTAGTCGATGGTGGTGGCGTCAAGCATTTCGTCTATCGCATCCATCAGGGTATCGTATTGGTCATCATAGCCGGTTTCCTGATCCATTAAAACGCCCACTGTAAGCGCGTCACATTCAGCGAGGAAAGGGATAACCCACTCATTAGAGCAGCAATGAGAGCCATCACTCCAGAATGTTCCGCCTATCCGGTCGCCGGTATCTGGATCATGCAGCAACGGCACGAACACCTTACCCATCTTGATTTTTGGCTGGCTATTGCAGTGGCGCACATACTTGTTCTGGTTGGTGCCGCGTTGTACTGGCTTAACCGCTATGGCATTTTCTTTTTGAAGGTCCGCAATAAGCCCCTGCCCCGCCTGCTTATCCTCAATGCTCATGTGCCGAACCACTACGCGCATGTTAACGGGGGAAAGCGAGCGCCATTCATTCCACTTTTCGCCTGCCAGTTTTAGCAATTCCGTTGGGGTCCACTTACCGCGAGCAATATCCACAATGTACAGGTTACCGTCAACGCCTTTGCCAACCAAGTTAAACACGTTGAAATCGTTCTTATCCGTAACCTTTCCGCTGTTGGTATCCACGTACACCGCCATGTATTCCAGTTGCGGCAGTGTGGTGTATGTGCCAAACCAAGCGGTGTCAACGAGCCCGCCTGATAGTTTGTTGGGCGACTGCATGTATTGACTGGCAAAGGTGTACGGGTCGCGTTCCTGTAAATCTATAAGCTGCCCAATATCCTCCATTTGCGGCCAATAGGACCAATGCTCTACGCCGCCAATGATGCGCGACTCTGATCCCCTGATAGATTTCCAGCACTCTACCTGCACCCACTGCGGCAGGGTTTCGATGTAAGCCTCGGTTATCAGCGCCGGGATTGTAATTTGCTTGAAATCAATACCCATGCCGCCTGATAGGCAAAACCCGATAGTGTCCTCAATATGTAAGCGCTGCTGAATAACAAAAAATGGGGTTGGATGATCCTTGGATTTATCACCACGGCGCGACCGTATAGTGTTGGTAAGCTTGCGCTGCTGGGATAGTCTCTTGGTTGAGCTGAACATATCCTGGGGCTTATCAGGATCATCAAGCACCACGGCGCCGCTAAACTTCTCGCCAAAGTATCCCGCACGCCCCCCGGTAATCTGCCCGCCCATTGCGCGCGATACGGTTTGGCCAACCACTTTGCCGGACTCGTTAATTACGTCCCACTCTTCTGCCTGGTTTACCCCGAATGCTAGCGGCCAAAGCTCTTGGAATTCCGTTGACTTTATAATATCGCGCGTGCGGCGGCTGTTACGCTTCACCAGCGTGTCGGCAAATGAGACGTTTAGATTGCGCACCCGGGAAAGCTCGCCAATTTTTACCAGCATCATTTCATAGGCTGGCAAGCCAATGGACCAGAATTCTGTTTTTGTGCCGCCAGGGGGAATGGATACCGCAAGGGATTGCGAGCTGTGATCGCCTCGGACAACGGAATCAATCTCGGCAGCCATCCAGCGGTGGTGCCAGTTAATCAATAACCGGTCGCCCTGAAGCAACTCAAAAAATATGCGAACAAAGTTTAAAAAGGATTTTTCGCACTTCTGCTTGATGATAACCCGCTGTATTAGCGTTAACTGATCAAACTCAATTATGTTAGTCAAGGTCTCGCAGGCTCTGATTAAGCAATGCATGAGCCTCCGCGTATTCGGTGGGGGTGAATCCGGTGCGCAGCGGTGCACCATTGGCGCCAGTGTGCTCAAGCTTCTGCTTGTTGGTGTAGGCCTCGCCCATTTCTTTGGCGGCCTGCTCGAGCAATGCTGCAGTCAATACCATGTTTTTGCTTTTTTCAGCATTGGACGCCATGCGGTGCAATACCTTAATCCGGTACGCCTTATTGGCTATGGGGATAGAGTCAGTTTCTTCGCGGAACTTTGCGCGCAACTCAAAAAACAACTTCTTAAAGGTTGGGCTTAGGTTACGTCCGGCGTGCTTTTCAGGGTGATAGGTTTGGACTTGCTGCTTTGACACGACAATTCCAAACTCCTCCTTTACAGCTTCCGCGCACTGGTCCGGCGTATCGAATGCCGCCAACCTGCCAACAATAAAGACCTTATGCTCAGATTGAAGAGTAGCCAATTTTAATCACCGTAAATAGTTGTCAAGAGTTTCGGCACAGTCTTTGCTTTGATTCGTTAACTTCTTTCTGAGAATAACCATTGATAAAGCACCAAAGCTTGAACTTGTACCACATTCTATCTGCCCCTCTAATCCCTGCGGATTCGGCAGCTTTATAATAATCCGACAATTGGTTATCAATCGCTATCAGTCTCTCATCTGGAACGAAGCCACCAATGAATAAAGTGTTAAATTCTTTCGCTGTCATTGTCATGTTTTTATCTCCGGTCAAGCAATACATGTGCCACAGGACTTTGATATGTCAATACTGCTTATCTCTGGCTTTCGGCTTGCCGCTAGCACAAGTTGCGCCAATGATGAATCAGGCTGTCCGACACCATAGCGACGAACTACCCCGATAAATTCTTCGACGTCATGTCCTCGAATACACAGGCTTGGCGCACCCGTATCCCTGTTGAACTTGGGCATACCTGCATCGTCAGTAGCCTGACCTATATGATAAATTTCATGTTCTATGAGCGCCAGCAATTCAGTATCGCTACACTCTGCGCAGTAGTTTGCATCCAGGGTGATAACGTAATCGGGTATATCCCCGAACCATTCAGCCATTTGTAGCTGCTGCCTTGCCTTTTGCCACTTGCCACACCGGAAGGTTAACTCTTCGCACTGCCCAATCACCTGGCGACCCTTGCTGCTGTTTTCCGTATTGGTCCAGAGGAAACCGATACTGGCATCGGTAAGGTGTTCATGGTCTGGATTGTAAAGTGGGGACTGATCGCTCAGCAGGTTATCTACTACCCATTGCCATAGAGACTTATCCGGCTCGAACAGGATAAGCCAAGGCTGGTCAAGGATTGAGACCGGTGGGCGAGGTAGTCCAATACCTGTCATTACTCTACTTCGTAAAAGGTTACGTTATAGGTTCCGCCTGCAACAGCGGCAAGCTTCACCTCTCCGATGTAAGCAGCACCGTTTTGCGCCCTTAGCACAGCAATGTGCTTGGCTTCCGTGAAGGCAACAGTATCAGCGGCTGCGGTAGAGCTTCTGCCCTTTACGGTTATTGTTGCGTTATTAAGTGTAAATCCTTCAACTTCAACCTGTACGGCCTTTGCCGAAGAAGGGAATAGACAGACAATCTCATCCGCTCCGCCCAAGAATGCTGTTTTTACGCCTTTCACTGCGGTAACTGTAGCCATGCGCTTATCCTCGAACGTGGAAAATTGATAATAATTTAGCTTCGATTATAGCCGATTTTACAAAAAAATACCCAACAATCGAGCATAAAAAAGCCCGCTTTTAACGGCGGGCAATCATGTTACGGAGAGTGACGATAACCATTAACGTCCAGATCAAGATAGCGCCTTATCGGCCTTTGGTCAATTCATCGTTAAATCAATTGATTATGTTTTATCGTAGTGATAATATTTTATCTTGTTGAAATAACCAGAGGGCTTTAAATTGACTGAAACAAAAAAGGCAAAATTACTCACGATTGACGAATGGATGGAAAAGACGCGCCCGAACTTCAAGGGTAACGCCTCTCAATCCAAGCGCGTAGAGCTGCTCAAGAAGATGCGCGACCGGGTATTTAAGAGAGCTGGTACATCTCGAAGTTACCTGGCTGTGGCAAAGAGCCGTGACAATGGCTATAGCGAGGCGCTTATCGAGCGCATGGCCAAAGCAACTGAAACCGAGCCGGAAGGCTACCGCATAGCAAGACCTTAATAAAAACCATGTTACGGAGATATAACCATGACCGGATTAAAAATGGCAAAAGCAAGTGAAAAAGATATTGATGCGGCTGGCGAGCTTTGCCAAATCTTAAATGAGCTGGACGAAGGCAACAGATTCCGCCGAATCCCCCATGATCAGCCTGCCGATATTACGGAGCTTGAAGACTTCAATCCCGACCGTTTTGACCACCTGAAAATTTTATACCTTCAACTTATGAACCTAATGCATTACCAGCCATCATTCCACAACCGTGTAATCGGCGGAATGTGCTACGTGATCATGTATGACGCCAACCAGATTGTTGATCCTAATTCTGATTTTCTTGATCTTCACCCGAGATTCGGTGAAATGCACGATGATTTGCAGCGCGAAACCCAAGCCGCGCGCTATTGGAATATGCGCTATCACCAAATGGTGCAAGAGCTTGATCAGGTAAAGGCATCCGCCCAGCGAATTAGCCAAGAGTGGGCAACCATATGGGGCCCTATTGATGATCTTGTGCGGCCATTAACTCCGCTTGGAAAAAGCGTATCTGCCAAAGCGGTGGAGCTGATTAATAAGCAATTGTTAGCGCCGCCAAGCCTAAACGAATCCCTCGCCAGCTTTGCACCTATTGTGGATGAGGTCGAGCGGAGAGTTAGGGCAACAGATGCGCTTAATGATTACATCGAATCCCTTGGTGGACTTGATAGCAATGGATGGCATGACGCGCCTGCTGATGATGTATTTAAAGCTGGATTCGCTGCTGGACAGTCAGCAACGCCAATACCTAAGCAAGAGCCTTTCATCTGGCTGTGGATGCATCCAAACAACAAATGCGGAAACGATATTTTTAATACTAGGCAGGATGCAGTTGATGCATGGGCTGGAATGTCTGCCGGTCAGCCGGTGCCAATGTATGTCGATCCGGTTTTATTGCAAAAAGAGCCTCGCGGCCAAAATCGCTACGGCTTGGATATGAGCTACATGATTGGAAAGCTGAATATCCTGATCCGCGATATTGACAACTACAAAGGCAATGAGGCCGCGCGTACCTTGTTGCGCCTTGCCAAAGTTGCTGATGAATCGGTATTCAATGAGCCTGAATTCTCGCCGCCAGCGCAAGCAGCAGCTATACCGGATGGGTGGGCGCTGGTTCCGATTGTGGCAACTGATGAGATGGGGCTAGCCTATGATTCCTCATGCAGCGATAACGGATGGTATGAGGGCTCGCTTTTTGATTTGGCTTACTCTGCCATGCTATCAGCAGCACCAAAGCCAGATAGCACTGGGGGTGAATCAAAGCGTCTTGCCCCGTGGCCAGATTTTAAGGGTAATCCTATCCATGAAGGCGACACAATTAAGCATCCTACTGGAGATACAGGGAAAGTAGTATTTATCGAAACTAATCCTCGTTTGAATCCGGAAGCCATAGCCGTCGAATGGAACGAAGTTCATCAATGGCGAGTCGATTACGGCGATGGATTACTGTCAAGTTTATGCCTACAAATCGGTGAAAAAGGAATGGCTGTTGTTATTGGGGGTGAATCGTGAAAATCTATATCAGCGGCCCAATGACCGGGCTACCCGAGCTAAACTTTCCATCCTTCCACGCCGAGGCTGCACGTATTCGCGCCCTTGGCCATGAAGTGGTTAACCCTGCCGAGTTAAACCCTGATGGCGGAACTTGGCAAGAGTGCATGCGCAAGGATATTGCCGCGCTTTGCGAGTGTGACGCTATTTTCATGCTGCCAGGGTGGGACGTGTCGCGCGGAGCACTGCTCGAATTTGAAATTGCTTCAAAGCTTGGAATTGAACCCTAAAATCATGCCAATGATGTTGAGCCCGTCGATACCAGAGATTGCAATGCGCCTCACTACATCAACCCAAAATGCGATTTTTGCAGTGGCTCCGGTATTTATCAGAACCGCCATTGTGATGGAATTCCTTTTTAAGCCACTCGGAGAATATTATGAGCGAAAAATGCAACTGCTATGACGATATGATGGAAAAAGTAAGAGCCAAGATGCATGAAAATGGCTCTGTTCCTGATGAAGCCATTGATATTGATTTCAGATGGAAAGATCGCGGATTTATGCTATCAGGTGGGGATTATTCACCCGTAGCACCGCAAGTAGAATTCACCTTTCGGTTAGCCAAGAAAGGCGGAGGATACCGCGACAACAAGACCAAAAAATCAATAAGCGTCTATGGCGACTATTGTACCTTTTGCGGAAGAAAGTACAAAGGATCAGTTGCGAAAGACGATTAACTGGCTATACTAACCCTGCGTTAGTAGCATCTTACCCGAGATGCGAAAGCGCACCTTCTTGGCCGAGGGTGTTTTTGCAAACAATCAGATAATCGAGAGCGTTTAGAATTGCAGGTTTTCTTTGTTGTGGGTATCTGACCCATGCGCAACTTAGGAAGGCCAACCTGCAATTCTAAACGCTTTTTTTATGGGTAAATTTTATGGCTTGTATGTCACAAGAGAAAATCATTGATAATGATAAAAAGACTATTTTTGGTGTCGGAATTAATGACGCGAACTACAAAGCAACAACATACCAAGTCATAAATGGTAAAAGCACGCTTATATGGAGGTGCCCATATTATGTTGCATGGTCTGGCATGTTTGTCCGGTGCTACTCAAAATCATATCAATCAAGGCGCCCAAGTTATTTGGGGTGCACTGTTGACAGCAGGTGGCATAGATTTTCAGAATTTAGAGTATGGATGGAACACCAAGACTGGGAAGGAAAAGAGCTTGATAAGGACATTTTGGTTAAAGGAAATAAAATTTACTCTCCGGAAACATGCGCATTTGTTGATGCTATGACAAATAGCTTTTTATTGGATTGCAGGACGCTGATGAATAAATTGCCCATTGGCGTAACAATGTCAAAAAATAACAATAAGTTCAGAGCTCAATGCAATAACCCATTCACAGGGAAAAGGGATCATATTGGTTCTTTTGGAACTCAAGAAGAAGCTCATACCGCATGGTTTTCGCGCAAGCGAGAACATGCATATATGCTTGCAGCCCTACAAAAAGACAAAAGGGTTTCAGGCTCTCTAATAAGCCGATTCGCTATGCAATCAGAAACTGCTGAGGCACCCAATGGCTAGATCACGAAACATAAAGCCTTCATTTTTCACCAATGAGCAGGTTTCCGATAACTGCCCATTGGGTAGGTTGCTTTTCATTGGATTGTGGACCATGGCCGACTACAAGGGCGACCTGGAGTGGAAGGAAAAGACGCTAAAAATTCAGATACTTCCATGGGACGATTGCAGCGTAAAAGAACTCGCGATTAATCTGGATAACTCTGGATTAATACGGTTCTACTCGGACGGTAATAAAATTTACCTGAATATACCTAATTTCGAGAAGCACCAGAACCCACACAAGAATGAGCGCGACAAGGGTAGCGACATTCCGCACTATTCCGATGATATGCGACAAGCTGTTGATTTTAAACAACTCACGATTAATCGCGATTTATCTGGATTTGAACGGAACAACTCGCATAGTGATCGTGCTGATTCCCTCTTAAGGAAACCTGATTCCTTTAAGCTGAATCCTGATAACCCGAAGTCGGCGCAAGCGCCTAGCGACACATTGGATAAACCCGATGCGGTAAATCCCGTAACGGAAAAGCCTAAAACTGATTACCCCGAATGGTTTGAGGAAATCCGCAAGCACTACCCAACAAGGGCGGGCGGCAACAACTGGAAACTAGCTTTCCAAAAAGCTGGCGCGCGGGTCAAGGACGGTAAAACCCACAAAGAACTATTCGACGCCGTTGACCGCTATAAGTATTTTGTTGTCGCTACCGGAAGGGCTTCAACTGAATACGTCAAGCAAGCATCAACCTTTTTCGGATCGATGGATAACATAAACGAACCTTGGACACCCCCAGCACTTGGAGCCAGCAATGGAGCGAATAACAAACCACATTCAAACGGCAGTGGCGCAAGCAACAGGCCATTCGCCGACACAGTCAGAGACCAAGCCCGCACAGTCATCGAACGACTTAACGGTGACGCCGTTCACGGTGGCCCAGGTAGCGGCACTCTTTTCGAGGATGGGCGCGTTGTTTCGGAACAAGGCCAAATCGGAAGGCCTGATGATGTTTGCTAACCCGGTGCACGAGAAGGCTGGAATATTCACCGACACGTTTAAGCTCTGGTGCGTCAAGCTAAAAGACCTGCAGTTAGAGCACTTCGCTCGCGGTACCTGCGAAATGGAAAAGCGTGCCGAGGAAATTTACCGTACAGGCGACGACAAGGGTCATCGTGAAATGTGGCCGCCAAGCTTTGCGGAGTTTCGCGGCATGTGCTTTCCGTCATCTGATTTTGACCATCAGGCGCACCGCATGATGCCCAGCGCTTGGGACCCGGTTGCAATGTGTTATCGCCTTGAGGATCAAACAGCCAAAGCCGAGCGCTACGAAATCGGCATGCAGAAATCCAATGAGCTTCTAAATATGCTTGGAGACACCAAAGAGCGATTGACGCCAGCACAAACCGCCGAGGCTCAAGAATTCGCCCGCAAACGGCTTGAGGATGCAAAACGCATCATGCAATCGAAGGCAAAGGATTAAATAAAAATGAAAGTATTAATTGCTTGTGAATATTCTGGGCGTGTGCGTGATGAGTTTATCGCAAGGGGGCATGATGCAATAAGCTGTGACTTGCGCTCGACAGAATCTAAAGGGCCTCACTATCAGGGTGATGTTTTTGACCTAATTAATTGGCCGCGATCTGAAAGATTTGAATTTGAAGACGGTAATGGGCGCACCAGGTGCTGGTTCCCGTCCGGGCCAAAAGGCAATACTTTAGGGTTCGATCTTTTGATTGCTCACCCATACTGCACGTTTAATTGCTTGTCTGGTATTCGCTGGATGTATCACCCGGAAGATACTGCTCTGCCAGCAGAGCAAAGAAGGCGGCACCCGAAATTCCCCGACCGGATGGAAAAATTTATTGATGGCGTTAATTTTTTCAATGCCCTTAAAAACTGCGCAATTCCAAAAAAGTGCTTAGAGAATTCGCAGCCTCACGGGTTGGCCATGCAGCATATCGGACGATATACCCAAGTAGTTCAGCCTTGGATGTTTGGCGATCCAGTTACAAAGGGCGCTTATCTTTGGCTTGAAGGCTTACCTCCGCTTATCGCAAAGAATAAAAAAAGTGATTTTGAAAGCATTCGCGCAGAGTGCCACATGATGCCGCCTGGACCTGAGAGAGAGAGAGAGAGAAGCAGGACCAGGGTATCAATAGCCAAAGCAATGGCAGAGCATTGGGGGTGATATGGGTGAACAGTGGCGAATCAACAGCGAGCAAACAAAGCGCGCCTTCCATGACCAGGTTGACCGCTGGTTTGATGAGCACAAATACATTACGTTTTCACCCCCAAGGCTTGGAGAGGATAGATCGATAGATCAAAACTCACTTTTCCATGTATGGCTAACAGATCTTGCGGCGTACCTAACTCCATGCCACAAAAAGGAAGTCACAGAGGGAATGATTGAAGGAATTAAAAAAACGATTAAAGGTTTGTTTTATCGTGAAAATCCATTCGAGTGGATGATTCACCGCGTTTTTTGCCCGCTAACCAAACGCGAGAAGATCGACTACACCAGCAGCAAATCATGGAAAGTCGGTGAAATGTATTTGGTTTTAACCTGGCTGCAAATTTTCGCTGCTCAACAGGGGTGCGTCCTTGAGTCAAAGGGCGAGCTTGCAAAACGTCAAAGAGAGAGTGTTTCATAATGCAGCGTAAAGCTACCAACAATACGCGCTCAGCAAATGCCGCCGAGCGCGCCCATATGTCATGGATTAAAGATCGCGGCATATGCGCAGCGTGCGGAAACGATGGAGGAGTTATTAACCATCACTGCGAGGGCGCATCATTCCGCAATAACAAAGTTCTATGCGGGCATTTTTTCGTGATTGGACTTTGCCAGCCATGTGACAACATAATCACAAGAGGAAGCCGCAAAGCTTTCCGCGAGCAGTTCGGACCACAGTCAGAGTTATGGCTAAAGCAAGCCGAGCAATACCCGGTAGAGATACCCTTAGAAATTATTCAAGCGATTGCAAGTTACGGGAAATAAAACCATGAAAGAATTTGTGCACGGAAATATAAAACTGTTGAATATGGATAACATGGAGTACATGGCCACGGTGCCAGACAAGTATTTTGATTTGGCTATTGTCGATCCGCCTTATGGGATTGGTGAGGATGGAGCAAGCAATCATTCGCGCGGACGCCTTGCCAATGCAAAGGTTTACTCCGCCAAGGGATGGGATAAGCAGCCACCACCACCCGAGTATTTTGCGGAGCTGATTCGCGTAAGTAAAAACCAAATAATTTGGGGTGCCAATCACTTTGCTGATCGATTCAAGGCCAATAGTTCGTGCTGGATAGTTTGGGACAAGGTAAACGGCGATTCTGATTTTGCTGATTGTGAGCTTGCCTATGCATCATTTGGCAGCGCCGTTCGTAAGTTTGAGTTTCGCTGGGCTGGAATGCTGCAGGGAAACATGAAAAACAAAGAGCTGCGCATTCACCCAACGCAAAAACCAAAGGCGCTATATGACTGGATTTTATTAAATTACTCCAAGCCAGGGCAAAAAATACTTGACACGCACCTCGGCAGCGGATCAAGCGCAATAAGCGCACATTATTTTGGCGCTGGCGAGTTCGTTGGTACCGAGAAAGATAGCGAATATTTTGATGCTTCCGTTAAGCGGTACCAGATAGAAACCGCGCAGGAGGCACTATTTTGAACACTTCAGCAATAAAAATGATTTGCCGTAAAAAACGCACTAACTCTAAAAACAAAATGGCCGCTTATCAGAAGCAGGCGCGCAAGGGGTTGAAGGGGTTAATCCTTAAATGGGTAGACGCCGATCCCTTTAGCGAAGATGCGGCAATATCGAACACTTCCGTAAGCCATACCAATGCAACGCAGCGACTTGTTGTAGATCAGATGTGGCAGCAGTGCGCTGATTGGATTTGCAACACTGAATTTACTTGGCGCGTTAGCATGCTGGTGGTTTTCGATACCGATAAGCGCGGCCTTAAAGTTGACGATTACGAGTTTAATTTTACGTGCACCTTGCGCGGGAAAAAATCGGAAATCCTCAATAATGCAATGCAAGAAGCTTTACGAGAATCCCATGCCGGTAATGATTCGTTACCGGATGGACACAAAAACAAGGGTAAGTATCAATATTGTGAATTTGTTGCGCAGGTAATCGGAATATGAAATTTAAACGAACTATCGGCCTACCGCTGCCGCCCGAGGATGCTTTGGCGATTACTGTTACTTGCCATGAGCTGTACATGCGCTGGCGCACCAGATCGCCGCGCCTTGCATTGCGCATGCGCCTTGCCTCCCTGGTGCTGCATGACCGCGTTTTAACCGGCGTGAGGGTTTCCAAATGCGAATGACCGAGCAAGCAGTCGCAGAACGAGCCGCCAAACAGCGCCAGCTTGCGCAGGCTGCAAAATCTACCGGTTCCGCTGGCACTGGTAGCGCCCACACCCCCAAGGAAGGCGCCAAGGCCATTCTGGGCGGGGTTAAGCGATGGCAGGCATTGGGGCGATTGCCTAAAGGTGACATGAACAAAACAGAATCCGCCTTCGCCGCTTACCTATCCGAGCGCCAAGCCGCTGGCGCCGTGCTTTGGTGGAAGTTTCACCCGGCAAATGTACGGCTGGCCAAGAATACGTTTTATGAAATTGATTTCCTGGTGTTGCTGGCAACAGGAGAGCTTGCCATCTACGAGACCAAAGGCGGATTCACCAGCGAAAAAGGCCAGATGAAAATCAAGCTCTGCGCCGAAGCATTGCCGGTTTTCAAGATGATCAAGGCATCAAAGCGCAAGGGTGGTTGCTGGGATTTTCAAGAATTTTGAACTATTTGATAAATTCTTATTGATAAAGTTTTATCTTGTGTTATCTTTGATTCATGCCCTGTGATTGGCGCAGGATAATTAAGGGTATTGAAGATGAATATTTTAGTTGGGAAAGTTTTAACTGGGATTCAGATAGCTGATGATAAACAGGCTATTAATTTTTTAGTAGATGGCGAAAATATCATTGCAAAAATGGATGCTGATTGTTGTTCACACACATGGGTTGAGCACATAGAGCTTCCTGCTCTTGGGTTTCCTGCTTTGGTTGTTGCTGTCGATGATCTGGATTTGCCGGGTTCTGTTTACGAAGATCCAGAGCATGACTGCCTGCAAGTATATGGACTAAAAATAACAACCGACAAAGGCGAAATTGTTATTGATTATCGCAATTCATCAAACGGTTATTATGGCGGGCAAATTTCATGGCCGGGTGACTATCACTATGGCGGCGTTTACGGACAAAACGACTCAATCATGAAATGGATTGACGTTAAATCTGATCAATAGCCGCCTAGTGCGGCTTTGATTAAAACTTAAAGG